CTCCACCACCGCCGTCACTACCACCACCACCGCCGCCGCCGCCGTCGCCGTCCCCGCCAAAAAACGACGAGAAGCCGCCGCCGAAGCCACCATTACCGGAATATCCCCCTGCCCCCCCGCCGCCTCCTCTGACGCCGCTGCCGCCGTCGCCGCCGCTGCCGCCGAGCCCGCCCCACGTGCCGCCGCCGATGCCGTTCATGCCGCCGCCTTGTCCATCGCCGCCGTACCCTTCAAGTGTAGAAGCGAAGCTACTACTTCCTCCGCTCGCAATGCCTGTTCCAGCTGCTCCAACAGTTAGAGAATATCCTGTTCCGGGGACAACCGAAACTGTTGGACTCCATGAAAGACCTCCTCCTCCGCCTCCACCTCCACCTCCTCCATTTCCACCAGCACCAACGCATATAACAACAGCCGATGTTACACCGGTAGGACAGGTCCATGTATAAGTGCCTGGCGTTTCGTATAACTGCGATGGCATTAGTATATCCCGATATTTCATTTACTGGGAACTCGCACTCAAGAATAAAAATGACCGCCAAGCCTACCCGTTTTTTGTTGGTATCTACCCACGTTGAGCAGGTAACGGGATATGCCAAGGTCGCCTACAATCTGCTGAAGCAGCTGAGCACTCTTCATCCGATTGTCAAGACATTTCATTTCGGGTTCCAGCGTTCGCCTGTTCGCGGTCCATCTGTGATGCGTCCTATCGAGAACGTGACAATGTACGATGCTGCTGCAAACGAGGATCCTCGTCAGCAGGGGTTTGGATTCAACAAGCTTGCCGAGTATATTGATACCTGTTCTCCCGATATTGTGATGATTTATAACGATCCTATTGTCGTCAACCAGTTTTTGGAGGCTATCAAGAATGTACCCAAGACTTTTCAGGTTTGGGTGTATCTTGATCAGGTATACGAGGGTTGTGACCAGGGTCTTTTGCGAAATATCGAGAAGGCTGCTGATCGTATCTTCTGTTTCACCGAGAAGTGGATGAATTACCTGAAGTCTCGTATCCCCACGACCGAGAAGACGCTGTCGGTTCTCGAGCACGGTGTTGATACTGCCGTGTTTAATCGTCTCAGTGCCGCAGAGCGTATCGCTACCCGCAAGCAGATGAATATGCCCGCAGATGCTATCTTGTTTCTCAATATGAATCGTAATTCCGAGCGTAAGCGTCTTGATCTCTCGGTGATGGCATTTGTACGTTTGTTGGAGCGTAATCCCGATCTACCACTGTATATGCTCTTTGTGACCTCAATGAATCCTCAGAGCGGTGCACACTACAACCCCATCCAGATCTTTATGAACGAGCTCACTCTTCGTAAGCTGGATGTCCTCAAGTATGGTCAGCGGATTGTGACGCTTGATACAGCACCACCCAAGATGTTTGATGATCGTGCAGTAAACACATTTTACAATGCGTGTGATTATGGTATTAACACTGCAAACGGCGAGGGTTTCGGGTTGTGCCAGCTCGAGCATCTTGCGACGGGTGCTCCTCAAGTCGTGATTAATTCGGGTGATTACCGGGCATTTCTTACAGATGAGGTTGCGGAGATTGTAGAGCCCTCAAGCTACTCGTACCTCGCTTTGAATGCGGGTATCGGTCTGACGCAGAAGAGTGCGACTGCCGAAGAGGTGGCTGACGCAATGGGACGTGTTCTTTCAAAGAAGAATGTAGACAAGTGTATCGAGCTTGCGAAGAGCCGTCCTTGGTCTCGTATCTGCGATGGATTCCTTGAGATTGTAGCTACGTATTCCCCCACGTAATACAGTCTTTTAAAACTACAATGTGGGACTGGAAATAGTTGCATTTACCAGTTCTGATATGATCAGATAGTAAAGAACGATATCCGATCTTTTTGTAGATCCCCCAATTTCAACAGACGGTTCACATCTTCAAACGCACTATTATCAAATACTTCGCGGGTATCCGCATCAATCAGAAACACAAAGTCTTTCACTTTTACACGTTGAAGTCTGCGTTTTCGTTTAGTTTGGTTTTTCAGAAAGGTTATATCCAAATCATCATTTTTGATGTTGGATCGGAATGCTAGATCTTCACCTTTGGTTGTTGAATCAAAACGCATACATTGAAGAACAGGCTTCTCTTTCGAATGAAGTTTGCGATGAATCTCGCAATCAACTGCGGCTTGTTTAAGCAATTTTGAAATCCCAGATGTAATACGGCTCTTTTCGTACGAGATTTCATACAAAAACTCATCTGAACTCATAAACGCTTCAGGGGCTCTTGCTCCTGGAATGTCAACGGTATCATACCGCTTGGGAAGAGTATCTGCTCTCCGAATCGGTACAATGTTGAATCCTGTTGTGGTGGTTTCCTGGTCTTTGGTGAATGTTGCGACATAAAACGAAATACGAATAGTTCTCTCTTCTTGTGGTACTGGCTCTTTTGTTATAAGTCCTGCCGCATCTATTTTTTGATGTGTAGCGTGAGAGCATAAACGAATACCTCGTCCAACTACCTGGTCGTGACGTGCCGGATTCCAGTAGGGTTCCATAATATGGATATGACGTACATTCATCAAGTTAATACCTTCGGCACCCGATGATGTAGCCATCAAGATACACAATATTTTACGCCCTTCACGTTTTAGAGTACTCGCAATAATCTGTTCTGCGTGTCGTGGAAATTCGGTAGTCAATCCTTTCCAATCTTCATTGAATACGTAACGCATCACTTCACGTTCATCGCGTGATTCTTCACCTGAATAAAAAGCATATGCTGGTTTTACAGGATCAAGAGAAGGATCTTCAGAATACACACCATCTTTCAAAATGAGTTTGTATCTTTGAAAGCCATTTGATTCTAAAATTGCTCCAAATATGCCAAGACCTTCTAGTTCCCGATACTGCGAATACACAAACTGGTTACGAAACGCAGGCGAAGCACCAACACTTTCGCGAATAACAGCTAGAATACGTCGCATTTTAGGGGAGAATGTCGCTAAACCCGCATCACGCAAATAACGATCGGGATTCTCTAAAAGAAGTCCCAATATTTTTGTTTTATCGATTTTTTCATTTTCAGCTGTTTGTTCTTTTACAAGATCTCTCATTTCTGCCGGAACAGCATAGTTACACGCAAGACGAGATAATACACGAGCACTTGTAAAATCTTCATTTAATGCGGAGGGTCCTCGCATTCGTGCTCTTGATTCCATCTGAATCTCTTTCCAACGCACTTCAAGATACCTGTTAAACTGTTCATTTGACATTGGGATCAGTTCAAGCATATGTTCATCATCCACTCGTTTAGGAAGCATACGCTCATCGGATCCTTTATAATACGAAACAAGCCCTTGTATTCTTTTTTGGAATAACAGCGGGTTTTTCACACCCAATCCATCAATAAACATATTCACAAACTCTTCAAATCCAGTAGGCAAACATTGTAAGATTTCGCGGGAGATTTTGTCTCCGGCTACAAACTCGCCCATCAAAGCAGTCTTGAATTGTGGACGCACACTTTCAACCCACGCTCTGTTTGTTAACCGATCAAGATCCGGATCATACTGTACAGCAATTCTCTCTCCTTTTTCATTGTATACACTCTTGAAATGTGATGGATTTCGGGTAATGAAAATTATGCGTTTCATACTGTTGAATTCAACGGTATCTACATCGGGAAGAGCCTTGAAAAATTTAGTCATTGCTAATTCATCCCACTTTGCAATATCTTTTACTTGTATTGAGATACGTTCAAGCGGTCCTCTCAATAAATTCATCAAGAATGCGATCTCATTGGGTCGATTAATAACGGGAGTACCCGAAAGAGCCACAACTTTACAGTCTTTGGCGTGATAAATGGCATCATATACACGTCTAGCGATATCTGACTTATTAATAACTCTTGAAATCAAGTTGTGTGCTTCATCGATAATGACAACAGAATTATTAAATTTTGTGGAGGTGGTAGGATCTTCTTCGGGCACAATAAGTTTAACGCTTTCAGAGTTCAGACCGTTGTAGTTTATGAAGGTGTATCTGGAATCAATCAGATTTGATATTTGTGCTTCAATACCTTTGCGAATGTCAAGAGGAAGTTGTTGAAAGTTTGGATCACGACCATTCACTGTAACAAAATAACGAGCTTGTGACCGTAAAAATTCATCCGTTATTCCGAGAGCAAGTGCGGGAGCTTTATCCGCTTCATTTCGAATTGTACGAACTTCCCAGTGATTATTATCAATATAGATGGCATCTCCACACTTTCGCAACTGCTGTCGAAAATTGTCTTGGAGAGATGCGGGTAACATAACATACACCTTTTTTGTCGAAAGAAGTGACTCTGCCACGCCAATCGCAGAACACGTCTTTCCCGATCCTAGTCCGTGATACACAAGAAGACCACGATAAGGTGTTTCAATCAACAAATAATCCCGAACAAGTTTTTGGTAGGGTAAGAGTTCTTGTGTGGTTGTCTGACCTTGTTTTGCACACATATCGGCATCTTCATCGTCGGCATCGAAACCTTGCTTTCTAAATTTTAAGAAAATGCGAGTGATATAATCAGCAAACGCCTTTCGGTTTGGAAGGACGTGTGCAGGGGAACCCGCAGCGGCACTCATTATAGAATACCTGTAATTTTCTTATTGAAGCTATAACAAGATGATCGAGTCTATGAAGTCGAATCCGAAATTATGGATGGTTACTATCTACTTATTTTTGGTGAGTGGACTCTTATATATTCAGCCCTCTCTGATTTTTGATGAACATGGTAAAGTACGCCCTTTTGGTACAGGAGCAAAAGTAGCAACTGTTTTTCCGTTATGGATCTGGGTGATTGGATTGGCTATGGTGTCGTACTTGGCGGTGTACTTAGTTGTACAGCGGGAGTAGCTTCTTGTGCCGCTGCTTTCTTTGCTTGTGCTGCCAACATATCCTGACGGAATGCCGTAGCTTCATCAATAGTGGGTATACACACGCCTTCAATTGAATAATCCATCATC